TAACGTCAGATCAAGGCATTTTAGCGTCACTGTGAAATACATCAGATAAGTAATGTTTATGACATACATCCCCTTGTTAGAACAATTAGGTCTGGATCTCACTGACTTACAGATCAAGGCCATGAGGAAATTTGAAAAACAAGCAAATTTGCGACAGAGATCTCCACATCTGAAAGAAATAATTTACACCGAAGAACCACTCACACCCAGGCAACAACGTGTATTGGAACATTTTGTGTATAGTGATATAAAAACCCTAAAGAATACATGCTATCCCAGATGGATCATAGTAGAAAATGTAGTAAAAAAGCTCAGGATAAAACGAATTAAATAAATACCCATACGCTCACACAGCGAATAAACGTGATATACAGGAAACTGACCATGGCACAAAAACAACAAAAATCAGGCCCCAGAAAAACCGTTAACATAGAAGTAGAAGCTGTTTTGGTAGGCCGTAATAAAATACCTATTCAACCCCCAGAAGTAGAAAAATTAGCCGCAATCGGATGTAAGGATTCAGAGATTGCTGATTGGTTTGGTGTGGATTCAAACACACTCAGATACCATTTTCAGCGTGAACTAATCAAAGGTCGAGAAGCTATGAAACAAACACTCAGACGCAGTATGCTTAATCATGCTGTGAATGGCAATGCGGCATTGTTAATATTTTTAAGCAAAAACTTCCTGGGTATGTCAGACAACCCAGTAGGTTCACAAGATCTTGAACCTTTGCCCTGGAATAACACAGTCCCTAGCCAACCTCCAGAGGCTGAACTTCAGGATTAACAGGGCATAAGACGGAGCCGGCGTTGGGAGATGACGCCTGACATCATGTCCCGCGGCCCGACCTAATATGATATTAACTGACCTCCAACAAAAAGTCTCAGATGATCCCACCAGATTCAGGGTAATAGCCGCTGGCAGACGCTGGGGCAAGTCATGGCTTAGTTTAAATGAGCTAGCAAAGTTTAGTGTTCAGCCCAGACAACGATGTTTGTATGTTGCGCCCACATACAGACAGGCCAAAACTATTATGTGGCAAGAGCTCAAAGACCAATTGATTGACAAACGTTGGGTAAAAAAGATCAATGAGTCTGAATTAAAAATTACATTGATCAATCAATCAGAAATATCAATCAGATCTACCGACAACTATGACGCACTCAGAGGTGGCAAGTATAATTTTATTGTCATGGATGAATGTGCTGACATGGCACCCGAAGCATGGTATCAGGTATTGCGTCCCACACTATCAGACACCCTGGGTCATGCCATGTTTATTACAAGCCCCAAAGGCAGAAACTGGATATATGACTTATACACACAAGCACAGGTTTTGGATGATTGGCAGTCATATCAGTTTACAACCTTGTCAGGTGGCAATGTGTCAGACTCTGAAATAGAAGCGGCTAAGAGAGACCTAGATGAGCGCACATTTAATCAGGAATATCTGGCACAGTTTGTGGATTACTCAGGTGTGATATTTTATGCCTATGATGATCAGATACATCTCAAGCCCTGGAATAACAGTCAGTTAGAACAACGCACTCCATTGTTTATAGGTTGTGACTTCAACAACTCTCCCATAACTGCTGTGATAGGCGTCAAGCAATCAGATGTTTTACACATCATAGACGAAGTAAACATCTTGGGCTCTAACACAGATGAACTAGCACAAGAGATAATCAATCGTTATGGTCAGCACAGACAAATGACTGTGTTTCCAGATGCCACTGGAAGCAGAACTAATACCAATAGCATGGGCGTTAGTGATCACATGATATTAGAAAAACGTGGCTTTAAAGTTGTGAGCAGAAAGGTCAATCCACCAGTGAATGAAACTTTGGTTACTGTTAACAGTTTGTTCAAACAAAACAGATTGTTTATAGATCCAAAATGTAAACATTTACGCAACAGTATCTTGAAATATGTCTACAAAGAAGGCACACGCATACCACTCAAGGACAACATACATGACCACATGGCAGATTGTTTGAGATATGTTTCAGAAGGTATGTTCCCCTATACACGCCCTGGCATGCCCACAAAACGCTACAGCCGAACTAATGTCAGAAGTTTATAAAAAAAAGATAAGTAGTAACATGGCCACCAAGATGATCATACCTTCACCCGACGGCAAAACTTTGTGGGTGGATGTTACCAAGGCACAGGAATATTATGTGACCTACAAACATCATCTGACCCATAATGACAACATGACGCCAGAACAACGAAAGTATTGTAGGCTGTATGTAAAATATTTTGAGAAAATAGCGGAGACAGATTATGTTCCAAGGTCGGACCCCAGACAAGGGCACAAAACAATGGGTAAAAAATGAAAAAACCATTAACGAAAATCCTGTGCTTAAAAAAGCCAGAGATCATACAGAAGGTTTTAACACATCAAAGAAAAACTATGGTAGTTCTCATGGTGGCAAAGGAAGCACACAACGACCCACAAATCATCAGGCTTACGCCGACAATTGGGACAGAATATTTGGAAAAAAGGATTAAAACATGGCAATGAACAAATCTAAGCTCGCACAAAAGCGACACAACAAAAAATTAAAGCGTCGAGACAAAAAGTTTTCACCTGGAAAGCACAATCGTAATTTATTGGATTACTGTAAAAAGATCTTACCTCCAGAAGTAGAAAATGACATCAGTCTGCGTATCTGATCCATATGCTCACAGGTTGGACATGGGACCTACTGAGTATTTGGTAAAAAAGATCAGGCAGGCTTGGAATGATTTACCAGATCCAATGAAAGCCATTAGTTTGTTGGAAGGCAGTAAACTCAAACATTACTATGACATGACCTATGAACCACAACAGACTAATCAAGGTTGTTTGATAGATCGTTTAACTAATAGACGCCAGTTTACAATGCCCAGAGATTTTTTGGAGCTCATAAACATCAACCCTGACTGGTTTTATTTGTGGGATATTGTTACACTTTGTAAACAACCTCCCACAGGCATACAGCTGGGCGCCACAGAGCCAACATTTACAAAACATTTGTTTGAAAATTATGAAATTTCAGAATGGTATTGTGTGGATCCCTGGCACTCAGATGTAGCACAGGATTGGGCATTACAATTGTTGGCAGATACACCCACTGTATATGAAAAGTCACTGATTGTGCCTGCTAGTCAAAGTTTTGATATCAACTATTTTGATATCATATACATTTCAGAAAGTCAAGATTTGACAGAGCCCCTAAGTGAAATTATTTCAGCATGGTGGCCCAAAGTAAAACCTGGTGGCGTCATGGCTGGCTATAATTTTTATGAACATTGGCCCTTTACTTGGAAAACTTTGGATCAATTTGCTAAAAAACATAACTTAGAACTACATGTGTTTGAATTTTCAGATATACCCTGTGATCTGGAAAACAGACACCCAGGATGGTGGCTTATCAAGCCAGAATAAGCCATGAATAATTATAAAACACAACTTCAGGATAAATATCATACTAGTCAGAGGGTCAGGAATGGATAGCAACTTTATTGTTGGCACACACCAACTCTATGATCGTTATTACGACGATTGGAATCTTCAATACCGAAGTTATCTGGGAGGCACTGAATTCCGTAATGGACAGTATCTCAGACAATATTCAAGCGATACGCAAACACCATCAGAAACCATAAACACCTATACACTTGATAGTGATGGTGCTTATGTGCTCAATCAGCGAGCTCGTGTAGAACGTCCCAAATCACAACGAGATACCCTGACAGCTACAGATAGCACGTCAGGCACTTTCTATGGTGAGAAGTTGGCCAATGTCCCCCTCTATAATTATGTTAAATTGATTGTGTCAGAATACAACGCCATGCTATTCAGAAATCCTCCTCAAAGGCGTTTGCCTGACACTGATCAATACAATGACTTTGTAATGAATGTGGATGGTGAAGGCACCAACATATCAGAGTTCATGAGTCAGGTAGATCAATACACATCAATCTATGGAGTATGCCATGTTGGAGTATATCTGTTCAATTCAGAAGTGCGTTGGAAAATACATAGCCCGCTTGACCTCACTAATTGGGAATATAGTTACGATCGTGATGGTAACCTACGCTTAGATCGTGCTGTAGTTAAGTTGGATGAGTGTGAAGAATACACCATGTATCGTTACATGGATAGTGACACCATTGCTACTGTTTGGTATGGTGGTGATGAGGAATGGGAACCAGAAGATGTAGAAGGTTATTATCAACTTAGTGACGGTGTATGGATGATACCAGAAGTCAATGAGTTAGGATATGTGCCACTGGTAACCTGTTACCAAAGCCTTAAGGTTTACAACAATGTGGGCACCACACCCATAGCAGATTGTTCACAAATACAACGCAGTGTGTATGGTGACTTAGCAGAAATATACAGTGCTATCACCTATAGCAGTCATCCTACACTAATTATTGATGAAAGCACAGATCAACTCAACAATGGTGAGATAGGCGCCGAGCCTGGCAGTATTGTCAGAGTGCCAACCAGTTTGACAGGTGAGCAAACATTTACCTATGAGTTTGTGAGCCCAGAGTTGGATGCCATCACAGAAATCCGTGATTTGATCGATAACAAAGTTGACAAGCTCACACAATTAGCCATGTTGAGGTCAGAAGATTTAGTAAGGTCCAGTAGATCAGGTGAGCAAATTGAAGTATATGATGACAAACTTGCGGCGTTGATCAGACGCAAAGCAACCAACATGGAAAACGCAGAATACCACATGTGGGAAATTACCATGGACTGGCTGAACGCACCCATGCCAGATGATTTCCGCATCAGCTATAATCGTCAGTTTAACAAACGTGCCCTGGAGCATGAGATTGCTGAACTAACAAAAATCCTGGATCTACAAGCCAAACTCACGGCGATCACAGGACAACAACCAGATCCAGTGTTAACAGAAAACCTACAGCTCAGAATGTCAGAGTTGTTGTTGTCTACTAGCACTGACTCAGGAGTATAAATTGAAAATTACGACACCACTCCAGTCGAATAACCCAGGAGAAGTAAAATGACCACCGAAGTCATGGAAGAGCCAGTCGCGGGCGTTAACGTTGACCCTGTTACAGAGCAGGAAACATCAGCACCATCTGCTGAAGCAAAATCTGATGAAGTCACCCCCAGAGTAGAAAACCGTGATGGTAAACTTTTTGTGGATGGAGTAAGAGTTTATTCCAGAGACGACACAAATCGTATTGCGGCCAATGCTAAACGTGAATTAGAACAAAACTTATTGAGGGATTTTGGAGTAGATGACTTTAACCAAGTTAAGAATGTCATCCAAACACTACAAGAATCCACACCAGACAACAATCTTAGTGTGGAATCACTCAGAGAGACTGTTAAAAAGCGTGAGCAAACTGTGGAAGAACTACAGGCAGAGCTCACAAGCCTTAAAACTCAAATGGTCATGGGAGATCATATTAGCCAACTTAAATCTAGTATGCCTACCTCATGGAATCCAGATCAGCAAAATGCTGTGATTGACTTGATGAAGTCACGCAACATGTTTGAGTTGGAAGGAGATACGTTTGCTATTCGAAATGGTGACCAGTTAATGTTAGATGATTCAGGAGAACGTCCTGATTATCAGAGTGCTGTAAGCCTTATTGCCCGTCAATTGGGTTTGCCACAAGCAAAAACTGGCATATCAGGGGAGTCTGCTGATCGTGGCATAGCAACTACTGAAAAGATCAAAAGTCTAGACGAAGCTCGTATAGCCAATGATCCTGAGTATAGAAATGCTTATGTTGCGATTAGAAATTCAAATAGAAGCCTCAGTAGATCTGAGATCACTGATAACATGATTAAGCAACAAATGACGCACAATAGTGCCAGAGATACTGGCAAAGGTATGTTAAGTGTGTCAGGCGTTGTAAACAACCCTAAACAAGCTAGGAGAAGATAATGACAACTAACTCAACAGCTATTAATGATCTTTATGCTGACGTAGTTGCGGACCTGATCCCATTCTATGACAACATGGTATTGCTTCCCAACCAAGCATTGATCCTTAATTCTTATAACATTTCAGGCACTGCTGGTGATACAGTTCGTATCCCAACGCATGATGCCTATAGCGCAGGCGCTACCGTAGCAGAAGGCACCCCGGTTATCGCTAATTCCAGTGTATCAAACTTTACTACAAGTTCAGCAAGCATCACAGTTAAAAAGCGTGGCGCTGGCTCATTTGTAACAGAAGAGTCACTAGAAGATGGTGGTATTGCTACTGTTCGCACTGCTGTAACAACTCAACTTAGCCGTGCTATTGCGCAAGCAACTGACATCGCTGGTTTCAGAGTAGCACTCACAAATGCAGAAACTGCTCTGACTGACATCGCTAACGTAACCGTAACTAAAGTAGGCCCAGCCGCTGGTGCATTAACTACTGCTGACGTTGCTGTAGTAATGTCACCAGAAGCCATGGGTTATGCCATGAAGCGTGAACCAACCCTCAAGATGTTCAACGACGTAGATCGTGATCGTCATGACATGGTTGCTACTGTCCGTAATGGTTTTGTCCAGGTTCGTCCAGGCTTTATCAACGGTGTAGTATCAAGTAGCGTTGTTAATGAAGCCACAGCTAACATCCGTTGTAACCTTGACGACATCAGCCAGGCTGTTACAAACTTAAGAACTGCCAATGCGCCAACTGACGCATCAGGTTTCTTCATTGCGTGTGTAACACCAGCTCAGGAATATCACCTTGCCACACAGCTTAACAGCGTTAACGCTTCCACTGGCAACATCGGTGACCTGAGTGTTATTGGTAATGGTGCTCTGTTAGACGGACTGATTGGACAGGCAGTAGGCTGCCGCTTCTACAGAAGCAATAACCTGCCAACAGGATTGGCAACAGCATAAGGAACTTATAGTGGCCTTTATTATTGTTAATAACAATGTAGTTGGTTATGCGGATTTTGAGGATATCCAGGATGCGGATCAGAGGCTTTTCGAAGCCAATGAGATATTGTTCGACAATGCTCCTGGAAATCCACAAACTTTGGATGAGTATCTGGACGACCTGAGCATCAAGTCCACAGATAGAATCAACCAAAAGATCCGCAGTTCTGAGTCATGGAGGCAATATTTGCTCAATACTGGGCAAACATATGATGAGATGGAGATTCCAGCAATTAATCCCAACAGAATTTTATCACGCAAACAGGATTTTACCGACATGTGTGTATATTATGTGTTCAAGGAGTTTTTGTTACCCAAGATTGCCGATTTCGGTAATCCAGAGTCACCAGAATTACAGAAAATGAAATACTATGAAATTAAGTTTAACGACTTATTCACAGAATTGACTAGCATGTGGGACTGGTATGACGCTGATGGTGACGGAACAGTGGAATCATCAGAAAAACTTATCAGGCCTCAGAGTCACAGACGTAGCCGAGCTCGTAGAAGTGTGGTGTATGCTAGATGAGTTATCGAACAGATTTACTCAGTGATATCACCACCAAAGTTGCTGGCACGAGTTTTCGTGTCAGCACAGAGCTACCCTGGCAATCAGGTGATGTTCCCTTGTATGTAAAAAACAAGAAGAACATCTACATTGACCAAGATCAAACTGATGTCACAGACATGATCCTGACCATTTCTCATGATTGTGACATATATCAGCGTGATACGGTTGTGGAAGCCTATGTTGCTGTGGATGCCAAAAACGAGCCAAGTGATACCGACAGCATGGTTGAGAGTTTGATTTCAGCCAAAGACAGTATTACAGGCAACATTAAAAACTTATGTGAAGTCCAAACAGAAATAACGGGTGACGTCAATGTGTATACTTTTACATATACGTTTACCAAACTATATAACGTCTAAAGGAGACAAGCAATGGCTTATATTAACACAGGCGCCTTTGAAAACTTTGTAGAACTTTGGGTCCAAAGTGCTCCAGATGCCACTCCTCAGCAAATCGACTCACCATTTGGTGCGGGTAACCTTGTTGTATCACAACTTGGTGCCGCAGGTAGTGAGATTGCTGGTGGTGCCATGCTGGTTCCAGCACTTCAGGAGATCACTGTTAACGCTACGCCTGGTCTTTTCCGTTGGAAGCAATTGGACAGCCTGAGTGAGTATGTAATTACTACCTCAAGCACAAACAGCCTGGGTATGAACCTGGTTGTTGATCCAGATAGCTTCTTTGGTAATGCTAGTGCCACAGTTGACACAGTTCAACGTGATGGTATTTTCAAGACCACCAACGAAAAGTATCTGGTATGCTTCAGATTATACTGGGCAGGTAGTGAAACAGGCGACGACTATGTGGAAGGCATTGGTTACCTGAGCGGACTCGCTCCAACCACCAATCCAGATGCCCCAGTTTGGGTATCGCCCATTACCATAGAAGTAGCAGGAAACTACAATCAAGGGACGCATCCCTAACGGTGGGGGGGTTTATCCCCCCTAACTAAATAGAGATAAGATTATGAGTGTAAACAGAGTTAAAAAATTTGTATTAGCACACCAGAATAATCCACCTGAGACATTTAACATAGGTGGCAAACAGTTTACCTGGGAACGTGCGTTACGATACTGTGGTATCTCACAAAAAGATATTAAGGTAGACCAAGATGAAGCAAAATCAACTGTGGTCGACGTTGAGCCTGGACCAGAAGATCAAGATTCTGGAGCAGGAGATAGCGAAAGCCAAGAATGAACTGAGTTGCTTACAAAAGGACTCAGATAAAGTTAGTAGTAGATTGAGTTTTTGCCTTAGTGGCATACACTCGATCAAAAATCAAGATGGAGATTGATAGATGAAACTTTCAGACATAGCGGCAAAACCCCGATTAATTAAAATTACCCTAGACGAAGAACAGATTGTCGAGCAATACGGCGAGTCACTGGAATTCTATACCTGGGACAGACAACCCATGGAAAAATATTTAGGCCTGGTAGGCAAAGAAGTAAACACTGAAAATATGCCGGCCCTGATAGAATTTTGTAAAACCATGATCCTGGATGAATCTGGCAACGAACTCATAGGTGATGGTGATGTATTACCAGGCTATGTAATGAGCTTGGCCATTAACCGTGTAGTCAGCAACTTGGGAAAGTTTTAAAGCACGAAATATCAGAAAATGATCCTGATGTTAGCCGTGCGCTTATATTGGACAGCCTAGCTGAAAGATATGGATTGTTGCCTGGTGAGGTATTAGCCAGAGCCTCGACCTTTGATTTATGGGTATTTGACATCAGCACTAGTTACAGAAAACTACAGCATGATAGACAAAAAGATCCCTTAGCAGGCTATGATACCAAAGCTCTAGCTGAGACAATAAAACAAAAGAGAGCAAAGCATGAGCATGACCAAAGACAAGAAGAAGTTAATTAATGGTTTAGAAAAGATCATTGACGGTGTGCCAGAAAAGGCATACACATTCTTTGTGGGTGAAACACCTGTGAGGTCAGGCAATGCTAGACGTAATACCAGATTAAGGAAAGAGACCATCAAAGCTGATTATGCCTATGCTGGCAGATTGGATGATGGTTGGAGCAGACAAGCTCCTGACGGCATGGTCGATCCTACCATAGATTATGTGGACAGATTGATCTCGGAAAAACTAAGGAGATTTTAAATGGCCAAGTCGATTACAGTAGCATTAGAACTAGATACCAGTAATTTTAATCGTGGCATCAAACAAGTTGATCAGGGTCTTGACAGTGTAGGCCGTAGTGCTGAAAAATCCAAGACTAGCATCGCAGGTGTAGCCGCAGGCTTAACTGCTTTAGTTGGTGCTAGTGCTGGACTTGTTAGTGCTGTAAACGCCGCAAGAAGCGTAGAAGATCTTGGCATCACACTTAAAACATTGTATGGTGATGCTGAACTTGCCGCTCAGGCCTTGGACATTGTTACTGAGAGTGCCGCAAAATTACCAGTAAGTTTGGCAGACATACAAGCTGGTGTGCCAAGTTTAGCTCTGGTAGAAGAGCAAATGGGTGGCCTGGGCAATGCCATAGAATTTACATCAGGTATTGCCAATGCGTTTGGCATGAGCTTCCAGGATGCCGCATCAAACGTTCAGCGAGCACTTAGCGCAGGTATTGCCAGTGCTGATACTTTCAGAGACAGAGGTGTAAAGGCATTTTTAGGATTCCAGGAAGGTGTTGAATACACTGCTGAACAAACACAAGAACTTTTTACTGCTAGTTTCGAGAAAGTAACACAAGCCAACGCTGACGCTGTAAACACCATGACTGGACAGCTCAGCATGTTTTCAGATGCTTTGTTCCAGATACAAGTAGCAGTTGGTGAAGCATTTGGCGAAGCATTCATGGAGGCACTAAGTGGTGTCACAGAAGCATTTGCCCAAAACAAAGAACAAATAATCGAAGTTGCCAGAACAATTGGCGAAGTTTTAGGTGGCGCATTAAAAATAGTCATAGAAAACTTTGACATACTAGTAGCCGCCATGGCAGGTGCGTTTGCGGCAGCCGCAGTGGGACAGATCATTGCTGTGGTAAATGCCATTGTTACATTCACAAACGCAGTCAAAGCCGCCGCAACAGCCGCAACAATTTTACAAGGTGTTACTGGTATTGGTTTGATCAAAGTTGGCGCAGGTATTGCTGGCGCCAGTGCGGCATTGTTGGCCATGAACGAATTATATGATGATCAGGTCATAGCAATTCAAAATGTTGAAGCCGCAACAACAAGTCTACAGGAAACACAAGCAAATCCAGCACAGCTAGAACAGCTAGAAGAAATAGTTGTAACAGCACAGCGAGTATCAGAAGTCATAGTAATGACCGAAGAGCAAAAGCAGGAAGCCATGGAGCGCACCAATGAGCTCATGGCTGAATCCGATAAAATGCTGGAAGATATTCACAAGCGAGCACTGGAACGTGGTGAAGAAATAGTAGAAAATGTAGCCGCAAAGAATGAAGCACTTGAACGTGAAATAGAGATAGCACAAGCAGTTATTGGCCTCACAGAAGAAGAAGCCGAACTCAAAGAACAGCTCATGGACCTGGAATACAAACGCCAGGACGCACTTAAAGCTATCGCAGACATGCTTGTTACAGATGAAGAGCGTAACAGGCTAACAGAAGAATTAAACGCACTCACTGACGAACAAATTAACCTGGTCAAACAACGTCATGAAACAGCCATGGCTGCCATGCAGGCTGAAGATGCCAAAGCCAAGGAAAATGCTGATACACAAATAAGTTTGTATGAAGCTATAAACTCTACCATGGAGGATCTAAACAAAACTGCCATGGATGGCATGAAAGCCGCATTTGTAGACTTTGTTGAGACTGGTAAAGGTAGTTTTAGTGACCTGATTGACGACATGATCAAACAGCTCAAGCGTTTGTTGGCACAAAAAATATTTGAGGCTGTGTTAGGCTTCCTTAGCGGTGGTATTAGCAATATCTTTAGTGGATTCTTTGACTCAGGTGGTATGATTCCACAAGGCAAATTTGGTATTGTGGGTGAGAAAGGCCCAGAGATTGTTACTGGTCCTGCCAGAGTTATTGGCAGACTGGAAACACAACAAATCATGGAAGGTGCTAACTCAGGAGGTAGCACACAAGTTGTTTACAACATTAACGCAACTGACGCACAAAGTTTCAGAGACATGATTGCCAGAGATCCTGGCTTCATTTACAATGTTACCAGAGCAGGCGCCAGATTACAACCAATTTAAGGTGAAACTATGAGTATACAAAACATAATTGATGGTAGCACAAACATAACAATTAGCAGACCTGCTATGACCAGTCAGCAAGTTACTCGCAGTGGTAGATTGGTTAGCAGTAGTGTAAACTTTTCCAGACCCTGGCGTTTTAACGTAACCTATAATCCAGGACAACGTTACACAAACTCACGTGGCATGGTAGAGACCCTGGATTATCTGGACAGACGTTATACTGAAGATGTAGATATTGGCGATACCAATACCAACCTAAGTTATATCACTGAATATCAGGGTGATTATGCTAACATCATGAATACAGCAACTCTGACAAATGTAAACAATTATTCAGATACTATTACAATTAACGTTACCAGTGGTAGTGGCTCAGGTGGTTACTTGCTTAAAAAAGGTGACTTCATTCAGCCAGGCAAAACTCAGGGTTATCCCTATACCTATACTGTGGTGAACGATGTGCCAGTGCCAGTTAGTTCAGGTAATGTCAGTGTATTAGTCCACAGAAACTTTATACCCCATGATTATCCCAACACTGCTACATTCATAGGTCAAAGCATAAGTTATGGCACTAATGTTAGATTCAGAGTTCAAATGGTTAGCAAACCTGACCATAGCATTGTGGGCGATCAATTGTTTAACAGCACTAGTGTGTATGTGTTACAAGAGGTTATTGAATAATGCCAAATGTTGCTAATTTAACATACCATACGTTAGTGGATCTTACTCTGGATGACACAACTTATTACCTGAGTGATAGTTGGAGACCAGAGACCTATAACAGTAATCAATATATGGCCCTGGGCAGTATGTTAAGTATATCACCTGTGACGTCACAGGTATCAACATCGCAAACAGAAATGACTATCAGTGTTAGCGGTATAAGTCGTGATGCCAACTACAATCAGATTGCGCAAACTTCTCCCATCAGAGGCGGCGAAGTTATTGTTCACAGATTGGTGGATGATGGACCCACTAGTGATGCTAGCCTAGCACAACAATGGATAGCATTCAGAGGCATCATAAACACATTTGCTATTGTGGAAGAATATGAAAGTTTGCTAGGACAAACAACCTTAAGTTTGGTAATGAGTGCTCAGAGCATACAGGATTTTTATTACGCACAGTTTAGAGGAGAGATAACCAACGGAGCAGACCGCCGCAGATATTTTACTGGGGATGGCGCCTTCGACAAAGTAAGCAGTAGTTTTGGAGGTATATAATGGCCAGTTTGTTTGATGTTTTTCGTAGTGCGCAGTCAAACGCACAACGAGTAAGTGTAGAAAATCGTGACAGCATAAACAGAACTAACCAGAGTATCATTACTACTGGACGTGGCGCAACACCTGCCAATATTTTTACCATTACTGGTGCTGGGGAAGGTGAAATATCAGGACAGGAAGATCTAAAACAAATTGAGCCCAACACTTTAAACAGGTTGCCCAGAGTGGTTGGCAGATGCGTAACAGGTGGTGTGGTTATTGACAAAACTCGTGTGGGCACTGCGCCCGATGGCAATGCCATCCACAGTGATATCATTGCGCTTAGTCATACTCACATCGATGAAGTGTGGAGCACTGTAAACACAAACAGCGCAAGTGTATTGAACTCACTCAAGGACACCAGATTCTTTGAAGACCAATTTGGTGTGATTGTGGGCACAGTAGAGCCTGGCTTTTGTATCACTGCCACAGAGTTAACACCCACCGCAGACAATGACTGTTGGTATGGCAGTTATGATCCTGCCATTTATTATAATGGCCAACTTTGTTTGTTTGGTAGCAATGGTGTTGTGACTGGCCTAGCAGATCCTGAAATATATCGTAGCAATACCAGTGCCTATGAACCTATCAACAATAACTTCAGAGTTGCTGTGTATGTGGGCCACACAGATGGTAGCAACCAAGTATTTCCTGGCAACTCACAAAACGCAGATCAGTTTGCCACAATACCTGCCAACACCAGTTTACAAGGCATGGTGTTTGCGTGTGTGGAAGTAACTAGTGATCCAGATCTAGATATCTCTGGTCTGGGTGAATGGCGTTTTGGATTGGATAATTTTTCCAACTATTTGCCACCAGAAAACTTGTATACTCGTGAACGCAAAAACAATCCTGCTTTGGTGTTGGAAGAATATTTGACTGACACCAGATACGGTCTGGGCATAGCAAATACTTTTATTGACACCAACAGTTTTAGTGAGTGGCGTAGCAACTGTGATTTAGATGTGTTTAATGGCACAGCATATGGAGGCAATCCTGGTGATTGGAAATATCAGGATCCAGACAATTCATCGGGCACACTAACAACAGCACGTTGGATGGCCATTAACAATGCCATTAACAGTAGTTTGCCAGTGGGCGATAACATAAAACGCATCACACAAGCAGGCCTAGCACAACTACACTGGGACCATGAAGAACAATTGTTTAGGATTATCAAACAACGTGGACAAAGGTTTTCAGACATAGAAAATTTATTTAAGTTTACATCAGACAACATCATGGGCAGGATAAACATTACATCAGGTGACTTCTTTAGTTTGCCTACCTATGCGCAAGTAAACTATCCAGATCGCAGGTTGTTGTCAGAAACAAACAGTGTCAGAATGGAAGTCAGTGCTGGTGACAGGCAAGCCAATGAGCCAGAGAATGGTGCAACCTATAATTTTCCCATGATCAATGGCCGTGCCAGAGCACAGGTCATGGCAAACATAAGTTTGTATGAGAATCGTGAAGATACTGTGATAGAATTTGACGCAGATTACTCTACTCGTGACACCAAAGTAGGTGATTATGTAACAATCACTGATGAAGCACAAGGATTGGACACACAAGTAGCCAGAATTATCAAGATCACAGAGCAAATCGGCTCAGATGGCGCATTATTTTACAGTTATCAGTGTAAAAAATACAGTGACAAGCCATTCCAGCCACAAAGTTACAGTGATGACCCATATGAAGGCACTGATACCAACATATTTATTACAGCACCAATTTATATTCGTGTTGTTCAAGCTATTGTGTTTGACAATGCGGCGGCAGGCACCATTGACATCTATGATTACAACTATGCTACTAATGCTAACACAGATGTTACACCCAGTAGCATAACAGCAAGCCTTAATCAACCAAAATTAAACATGCCCATAAACTATGGTTATCCTAGTTTTGCGGCAGGAGAAGAATTTATTGCGTTTGCTGTGGAAGGCACAGGTGAAGCCATGGACTTCATGAAGGTTGTTGCCAGAGTTGGCAATGACTATTGGTCGCCCAGTTATGGTGGACATGTATATACATTTACATCGCCCTTGGATGGTGATCCTGACTACACTGGCAACACCAGATATTTTGTGTTAAAGACCAGCAAACTTGGTCAGAGTGGCACAACATCACAGCCTAGCAATTATAGTTTTGACATCAACTATTTTTATAGCCAGAGCTATCCCAACAACGAAACCAATGTGTTTACAATTTCACATCCCATGGATACCTGGGACATAACAGGCAATGCCATGGTTACTGTTAGTGGCACAGGTGACACCTACATAGAACAAAGTGTAGCAAATACCACTGTTACTAGCACAGCAGGTGCCACTACACAATATCTGTATGACGTTGCGCAGTTAGCATCAGATAATTATTACTTGGGTGTGTTGGGCACTGCTAATGTAGCAAGCCCTGGCGCAGATTATACACTTAGCTCTGATAGCTATGTGGAAGTCAGATGTGAGTGTGAGATAGAATACGATACCAATAGAGTAAGTTTTCCCACAGGTAGCACAGAAAGTTATCCAGACAGGTTTGTAAAACAAACCAGATTGTTTAATGTAATGAAACGTTGGCAAGGCATAGATATTCCCACAGATACAGATCAAAATTTTGCTGAACATGTGGCATTGGATATCTGGGACGACCTAGGTCTGTTCCCTGGCAAGTGTAACATGCGTTTGCGTTATCGTGCTAACTTAACTTGGGATCATCCCACATTGCCGTCACAGTCAGGAACTTGTGAACTTACTAACCTTAAATACCAGATTAGAAATAACAGCCGCATGAGGGTAGAATAAATGGCCAGATATATTGATTATACACCTGAAGGATCAAATTGTCCTACTGAATTAGCACCAGGAAAGTATGCTAGTTGTAGTGTTACCAATGCGACTAAATTGAGTGCCAGAGATAGTGGGCTAGCAGAAAAATCGTTGGTTAGGCATGGCACCTGGCATAGCGGACAAAGTATCAGATCTAGCACTGAGAATAATCCACTGTTACAACCCACAAACAACATGGAAGGCATTGTTAACCATGAAAATACATTATGGTTTAGTGTGGACATTGACAAAACATATCTCACAGACCAGGGTGTTGCCAATGTGTATTGTATCTTAAAGGGCAACATAGGCAGTCAGTTTGTTGCGCAAACTACTTGGTTCCCTGTGAACGAATTTAAACAACCAGGTGACAGTCATTTTGAGATAGGACAAACAGAGCCTGACAATCCTTACTATGGCATGGTATGGATAGAAGAAACCTATGACAGCAATTATTTTGTTGACAGTGGCATCAAGCCTGTGAGAGTAAAAACCTATACTGATCTAATTAGTAGCACTATATTGCCCAATGGTGATGTCATTAATACATATGATTGGGAGACCATAGGTGAATATTCAGACAACACTAATGTCCAGGTCAATTATATACCTAAAAATTTAAAGAGTGCCAATGACAAATGTAGATTTGTTGTGAGAAGCCGTTGGCAAATGCGTTTTAGTCATACTGCTATTGACAGAGAAATGGCCTTGTATGTGTATGCTGAAGGCACAGATGAATTGTTGTGTAAGTCACCCATAGTTCATCTTTACAACAAACCTAACACTGAATTTCCTCCAGGCACAAGCTCACCACCCTGGTATGAAATACCCACAAACGTTCCAATCACTACGCAAGAGATTGTCATGGAGTTACAACCAGGTAGTTGTGCGTTAGATCCCAACCAGGATTACGAAAACACAGTGTTCATAGATGTAACAGACACTCTGGAAGTAAGTTATGGTGATAGCACAGATTGTTGGATCATGGCGCCCGATGGCATGCCTTATTATCTGGAACACACTGGCGCAGGACGTAGCTCTACTACTATTAACCAAACTGGCAGATACACTGTGTTGGGCCCAGGCGAAGGATTTGTTAGCAATCCCACCATAGATGCTTGGTTGGCTACCAATGGCTGGCCAGCATGGAATGATCCTGTGGCAGGAATCTTATACAATCCACAGTTTGCTAACACCATTGGCATGACCTATATTTCTAGCTTTGATGATGTGTTTGTGGGTAGTGCTGTGGGTTACAGATTGTTTAAAGATGTCACAGGCGACTTTGAATTGCCTCCATTCCAGGACTTGGGTAGTTTTTATGAGACATTCATGAACGCCACTGATTTTACTGACAGTGCTAACATTGTAAACACCTGGGCAACAGACAATGCCACAACGTTTAGTAACACATTTGCTGGCTGTAGTAATTTTAACGCACCCTTGAACAATTGGAATACACAAAATGTAACAGCCATGGATGGTATGTTTAGCAATTGTAGTGTGTTTAACCAGGACATTAGTATGTGGGACACCAGAAATGTCACAAACATGCAGGAAATGTTCAGAGGTGCTAGTGTTTATAACTCACCCATGTCTCAGTGGGATGTTAGTGATGTAACAAACATGATTGGCATGTTCAGAGATGCTAGCATATTCGATCAAAACATCAGCACATGGGATGTTAGTGGTATACCTAGCAAACCCAGTAACTTTGACCTTAACACTACTAGTGATTGGACAGAATTTGAGAAGCCCTGGTGGGGAGCAACTGTTAGGCCACATAGTCCCTACTATTTTGTGTTAGATTTACAAACTGGCAGTCAGTTAAGATTGACCACACAAGGCGATACTAACATCAGAGTGTTTAAGAATAACAAAACCTATGTCACTACTATTTTAGGCAGTGAAGGTAGTGCGCCTAAGTTGACAGCAATTAATTCAGACATACCTGTGGTGATTTATGGCACCACACAAGCATTGGGATTCAGAGACCTGCGTATAAACCAGTATGCTGTTAATGTCACACATGATACAAATTCATGGGAATATATTGACCATGAAGCAAACAGTGATGTGAACATCACAACCAGTGACATAACATCTGACATCAACAATCACATGACCTTTAACACTGTGACCCTTAGCAATTTGTATAACAACATGGCAAACATTGTGATGTTGGGCAACAACAATGACTGGGATGGTTTGTTTGATGTGTGTGAAGGTTTGGCACAAGGTGCGTTTAGTGCTTGTGGTAGATTGCCAGATGACTTGCCAGCCAATTTGATATTTGGTTGGAACAACATGACCGCAGACCAAAGCAAGTCAATCATGACAGATGCGTTTAGGTCAACCACAAACTTCCCTGGCAATGTTATAACAGATACCTGGACTGTGAGAGCTAATACCACAGAGATGGTGTTGGATGGCACATTTAGCTTGATGCCAGATAGCAGTAACGTAAGTCCATTCCTGGATAATTTGTTAGCACTCAGTGATACCACAAGTTGTATAAGAACACACCAAGGCAGTAACATTAGTGCTATTAACTTATCAAACACTGCGCACAAAATATCTAGCCTGGAACAAACTTACAGGTATGCGGGCTTGTCAGATACCAGTAGTTCAACGCAATTAACTCACTGTGACCAGAGTGAGAACACAAACTTTAGCCAAGCATTTATGTTTAGCTCAGGTAGTAACACATTTGTGAGTAGTTACAACCAGCCCATGTATCAGGCCAACACAGATTGTAGTTATGAGTTTGCCTACACCACAAATGTGCCTACCAACATAACAAACTGGGACTTTACAAACTCCAGCAACATTAGCTGTATGTTCTACAAGTCACAATTCCCCACAAACTTTAGCAATGTCGACCTAAGCAGTTATGACACCAGTGTGGACACCAGACCCAGGACCACAGATTATAACTTTAGCTATTACAATGCTGACACCACGCACAACGAAAACAGACCTTATGCTAAGTGTCACCATGTGTTTACAGGTTGTGCTGGCACACCCACAACCATGAGCAACTGGACATTGCCACAACCTAAACCTACCTACATAAAAGGTGTATACACATATCGTGATGTATTGATGCCTTGGTGGTTTGCTGGTTGTAGCAACTTTGCCGCAGACATTTCAGACTGGACAACCACAGCCGCACCTACCAGTGATCCTGTTAGCAGTGTGAGGTTGGGCACGTTTGCTTTGTGTAGCAATTTTAACAGCAACATTGATTGGTATTATCCAGATCCTGTGTATTATGATCTAGCATCATTGCCAGACAATCTGGACCTGATGTCAGAGTTTAACCTAAGTGTGGACAACTGGGACAGAACATTATATCAACACAATCCAGAGAAAAAGCGTCTGGACTTGGCGTTATATGGACGCCTAAGTTATCACCATGTTTGGTGGAGAACATTCTGGGAGGCTGACAGTTATAACAATGGTGGCAGTAGTGTGCCTACCATTATGGCTACTGACATGGTCGACACATTCAGAGGCAGTGGCATAAACTCTGACATAACCATACGCAAACCTGTTTGGGGCAAAGGTTTTTATCAGGGTGTGTTCCAGGATACTACTGCTTGGACGTCAGGCAAAACCATAGACTTTGAATGCCAAAACCGTGTAGATCATGCTTTGGAAAATGTCTACTATCACAGCATTTTTGCGCAACGCATGTTCAAGGACACAAATTTTAATGGCACACTTGGCAGTGGTTGGAAATGGTTCTGGTTTAATGTTAGCAACTCAAATGGTTGTAATTATCAAGCAACTGGTCTTGACAAGGATTGGAGTGGTTGGGCAAACATTACTGTGAGAGCAGATTTAGTGGCCAGAGAAGCCGCAAACACATTGCCAGCAGTTCAGACAGGTAGTGCCACAGATAGCTATGGTGTAAAACCTGTGTATTATGACACAGCACTCAAGTCCACTGACTTAGGTTATAACAGAGCACCTGTGGGTAACCTCACAGATACCAGTGCTAGAATCAGAGCACAATCAGATCCTACTGAACCCGAATATGTAAACTATCAAAGCAGCACTGGTTTAACAGATTTAGCTTGGGCGCCTACTGGTGCTATCAGAATTATCACAGATTATTGTCCCAGACCAAACTGGCATAATTTTACTCAGGATGGCAGACCTAAGGACACTAGCAACTATAACTGGCAACTCAGAAGCGCAACTGCCGCATATTATAGTATGTGGGGCAATCAGAGTTATCAGCGTGGTAGATGTAGAGTAGAGTTGGACAACCTGGCTGAAATGTTCTCAGGTGCCACTAACTTTACACAAGATCTTAGTGGTTACAGAACACGTTGGACACCTCCCAGTGGTGCGTTTACTGAAGATCAAAACATGAACTGGAGTTATGACGCATGGTTTGGTAGTGGACAAGCAAAACCATATGCTAGTTTTAACAGGCGTAATGAAATCAATGCCTATATAACTAATTCTGCGGATGGTAGGTTCTTGATATCACCCAATCAGGACATTATTTCTAGCTATGCTCTTGCTGGATTGGAAACATATTGTGATTTTAGACACAATGTAGCAGATTTTCCACCAAATTATTTAGAATCACGCAGTGATTACATACCTAGTTTATATCCTTACTATTATAGCAATGTTGTAGGCTTTAAGATATCCGAATATGAAATACAATTAGTAAGCAATTATTATAATCCACCTGTCACAGGTGCTAATTATACATGTGGCACACAAAATTCACCCACATATGAAATATTTAGAGTTGTGCCAGGCGCAGAAATGTTGTTTACAGAAGGTAGTTCACCCATACCTGGCACTACTGTAAATTATACCGCGGTTGCTGGCCCAGGTAGAATATATCAGAGCCAAACAGATCCCAACAGATGGTTAGTCAAGCATGATAACTTTTGGTTTGATTGGGGCATCATAGAAAACCCAAGCTCAGATCCTACTAGTGTGAGTGCTGGCACTGTGATTACTGCTACAAAGTGGTATGACATAACACAAAGTTTCAGAACTAGTAATTTTTCAGGCGATCAAAACTTAATTTACTCTTGGGTGCCCTATGCTTGGACACCAGGATATGAAGCGGCCAATATTTACTTTCCAGAATATGCTGATTATTTGTTGGAGAATGGTCATGCTTACAATAGTTTTGGTGACAGCAATGGAACCATAGATTTTGGCACACCCACCAAGTTCAGTGATCCACCAAAGTCAGACATGGATGTGTTGTATCAGGATACCTATGCCCTGGGTGTTAATACCGCATGGAATCCCATAGAACCAGCATCGCAAACTAGTTTGTGGCATGGTTACAAACATACGCCTGAAAATTTTGCCACTGGCGCAACAGGATTTACTAGTAGTAAATGGCCAACCTGGATGGTGGGCTACACAGAATCACCACAAGGTGTGAGTGACATCAACACGCATTTTACCAGTGCTAGACCAGTGGGTGATAGCAGATATATCACAAACTATCCCTGGAGTCAGGAGCCCTATGGATGGCCCACAAACGCTATCTACACAGGAGGCACCTATTAAAATGCTGAATCTTAAAAATCAAATAAATAGTAATACTAGCTTGCTAATCAACTCATTGGTTAGCTCGTATCCTTCAGGAGAAAAATATGTCAGGTAGACTGCTCAGTTTTAGTCAATTTCTGGGTGGAGCAGATAACGTTAAAGTTATCGAAATGTTCCCCAGCACCACAAAAGTTTATAGCTATAATTTTGCTCAGGATATTACGTCCTGGACATTTGGTAGCACCTATCAGAGTTTGCTGTTGGACAGCGTAACTTATGATCGTGTCACAGGTTTGCCCAATTTTACAGAAACAAATGTTCTGGGCTACTGGCCAAGTTATACAGATCCTACTCCTACCACAATAACTGATGTGTTGAATGGTAGTGTAGATTATAGAATCAAAGCAGATCGTTATACCGGAGCTATTTTTCCCAACGCCAGAGAAAATGTTGTCATGACAGTGGCAAGTTTTACCTGGAACTCACCTAACGGCAGTGCTACTGACACAGATAGCCACCGTTGGGCAATCATAGAACGTTATTTGCCAGGTGACAGCACTCCTGGAGATCCTAGCTTGGATGCTAGTTACATTCCTTACGGCACTGGTGCTGTGGTCGGCTTTACACGAAGCTATGCTCCTGGATTGGATGATGCTACATTAGATGTTGTGTATAGTTACACTGACAATGGTAGCCAACCAGGCGCCAATGGTGTTGGCTTACAACTTAACCTGAAATGGGAAACCTTAGGCACTGATCCAGAAGTTAGCATTGCTAATCCTGGTAGTGGATATCGCAACACTGATACTATTGTAATACCAGACACTGTTCTTGGTAATGGGGGCACAGGCACTACCACAATAACTATCACAAATGCTAGCTAAAGGAGAAACACATGGCCGCCATTATTGAAGTTGAAGGCACACAATCAAACGTAAGTGTTTCGGAAGCAAATTCAGCTGTTAGCGTAACTTCTACACCTGTAACCATAGAAGTTAAAGCCAGCACTGCTGTTGGTAACACTGCTATCAGAAATGCTATTAATGCTTTAGATCCAATTTACTATGACAAAGTTGGAGGCATAATCTCTTGGCTTGATCGTAGCAGTGTTGTTAGAGGACGCAGTGTTATGGATCCTGCGCTCACACCTGTATACGCAGGTGATCTCACAGGCAATCTTGATTTAGATGTAGCAAATTATGATGTGTTTCCCATTAACATCACAGGAAACATAACTGGCATCACACTATCAAATATAGCAGTGGGACAAATTGTAGACATAGTGTTTACACAAGCCACAACACCAGGCCGAATAGATACCACATCAGGTAATTATTCAAACTGGTTTTGGGTAGATGATAGCATATTCATTCCTGAGACGGTGGGTCAAAAGGCCATGCTTAGTGTTACATGGACTGGTAATCAATATCTAGCACAAATGAAAGTGTTTGATTATCCCACAGAACAAATTGGTATTGATGTAGGAACCACAGCACCTACTGATCCTGCTGAGGGTTGGTTATGGTTTAACACCACAGATGAAATATTGTATGTGTATGTGAGTGGTGTGTGGGAAGAAGCAGGTGGCAGAGCCAGAGCAGTATTTGGAACCACAGCACCCACTGTGGGTTTTGGTGCGGATCAAGGCACACTATGGTTTGATAATACACCACTTATTAACACTTTACAAGTATGGACTGGTGCGAATTGGGTAGATGCATCAGTGGGCACTATAGGTTACACTGGTAGTGTTGGTTTTACTGGTTCACAAGGTGCTACTGGCTTCACAGGTTCACAAGGTGCGCAAGGTGTAACAGGTTATACTGGTAGCCAAGGTGCGCAAGGTGTAACAGGTTATACTGGTAGCCAAGGTGCTATAGGTTATACTGGTAGTGTTGGTGTTACAGGTTTTACCGGCTCACAAGGTGCCACAGGCTTTACTGGTTCTCAAGGTCAGGAAGGTGGATTTGGTGGTGCTACATTTGAATATGTTTGGAGCACCAGCACAGGAACAGCTGGTCCACCTACCACAGGTATAGTAAAAGTTAACAACGCTAATGTTGCTATCGCTGATGTTATGTATATTGATGATACAGATCAAAATGGCACAGATATTCAGAGTTTCTTAAGAACTATTGATGATTCTACATCTACTATAAAAGGTCATGTAAGATTATCAGAACAGGCAAATGCCGCAAATTTTGTGTTGTATACCATTAGTAGCCTTACTGAACAAACAAGTTATTTTGACGTTGATATTGCTTATGTAAGCGGTAGTGTAACAAACTTTACTAACCAAACAGATATGATTGTAACATTTGCCAGGACTGGTGACAAAGGTGACACTGGTTATACAGGAAGCACTGGAGCACAAGGACCAACAGGATACACTGGATCACAAGGTGCTCAGGGACCCATAGGTTACACTGGTAGTCAGGGCGCAACTGGATTTACTGGTAGCAGTGGTGCTGATAATGCCACACTTGATAGTGTAACAACAAATGGAAATACAACAACAAACAGTATTATTGTGGATGGTATAACTGCTAATACTTTTGTTGGTGGCACATTCACAGGTGATGGTAACATAACTGGTGGTTATATCATTGCAGGCAATGATGCTGGTGGAGAAGGCATATTCATAGGTGATATCAATGGTGCTGTTCAGTCTGAGATATACAACGCATCAGGCAGTATATTGAACAAAGGTGATATCGTAGCACTGAATGGTGGTAACCATGGTAGCACACCAGATGCTGTGTTAGCAGATAGTTCAAACGCAAGTCTAATGCCAGGCTTTGGTGTTGTAAAAAATCAAATTGGTATAAATGATGTAGGCGAAGTAGTTATCAGTGGTAAGATGAACTTTAGTTCACATGGCTTCACAGTAGGTGCACAACTGTATGTAGATGGCTCAGGCACATTCACAGAATCACAACCAGAAGGTGAAGGCAACCTAGTTCAAAAAGTAGCCACAGTCACAGACGCAAACACAATCAACGTTGCAGGTGCCAGCAGAACAAACGCCACACCTAACTTGGATGAAGGTAACATATTCTTAGGAAATGCTAGTAATCGGGCTGTATCAGCAGTATTAGACACTAGCATTGTTCCAGAGAATGGTAATTTATATTTTAGCAATGCCAGAGTAGGTGCTTACTCAGGCAATATGAATTATCTCACAGGTTTAATTGTTAGTGATTTTCAAGCAGGTGATGTAGTATTCAAAAGTGCAGATAGTGCTGTTCAAGTAAAATCAGAAACTACTGCTAGTTTGTTTATAGATCACTACAGTGATACCTATGTGGATAATCCTGCTAGGTATAGATTTACCAGATATGGTGGTAATATTTCTGTTCCAGCAAGGGTAAGTCAGGCAAACGCACAAATAAATCAGGGCTCATTGTTCTTTAGCACTTATACAGGTGGAACAATTAATTTCCCTGACTTTGGTAATGTAAGTTTCCCTTCAGAAAATTATGGTATACAACTTTCACCAGTATTAAGCTCAACTACCACATATTATCGTGATGATTGGCAAGAATATACAACTGCCGTAGAACTTCTGGGTGGTAATAATGTAAGTTTTACCAGTAATACTGCCACAAGTGTATTAGCATTTCAGACAAATTCACCCACTCTTCAGAACGGTCAAAGTCGTGAAGCACTTTTTTCATACAATAATGCTAATGCTACCATTTTCTACATAGACGATAAATTCCATATTGGTATTGATGATGCCAATGTAAGTTATAGTTTCCCCAAAACTCAGGGCAGTCAGAATGACATATTGGTATTGGATGCTAATGCTGATTTACAATGGTCACCTGAGCCCGTAAGTTTAACTAGTTCAAATGTATTGAACACTGACATGACCATGAAGCAGTTTTCAGAAACTGTGAATGCTGTGGGTAGCACTAGTGGTAACGTAAGTGTAGATCAAAATTTAGGTAGCATACACACCATTACATTAAATGGAAATATCACAGAATTTAACATTGGTAATATTTCCGCAGGTGACAGTGGTATTGTGGTGCTTACACAAGATGGAACTGGTAACAGAACTTTTGCTACCACAAACTTGGTGTTCCCAGGTGGCACAGCTACCCTTAGCACAGGTGGTGGTAATGTAGACGTCATTAGCTATGTAAGCGATGGCACAAACATATTGGCAAGTTTAACTGCTGATTACAAATAAAGGAGAATAACATGAGTCAATGTAATTATTACCCCAAAGGCAAAAAAGTTAAAAGAGGTCGTTAATGCCTATTCGTAAAGTAAAAGGTGGTTACAAATGGGGGTCTAAAGGGCCCTTCGCCACTCGTAAACAAGCAGAACAAGTTGCCAAGGCCGCTTATGCTAGTGGCTATGGCAAAAAACCCAGGAAAAAATAACTATGCCATTTAGTGCTAGACAAGGACTGTTTTCACAGGCCCAGGCCGCTCCGGCGTTGTGGACGCCTGCTGATATATCTGGCCTAAAAGGTTGGTGGGACAGTCAAGACACTGCTAACATGACACTCACAGGCAGTGATATCACAGCCTGGGATAGCAAAGCTGATAACACCTATGGTCTTAGTGCTTACATAGGCAACAACATAGTAAATTATCCAACCACAGCAGGTGCTACAATTAATGGTCTCACTACTGTAAGATGGGACGATAGCAGAATGGATAATGCTAATTTGCCTGGCACATTTGATTCTAACAGAACGTTTACATTAGCATACTTGTATAAGGTAGACACAGGTTATACCAACCTGCGCAGGGTAACTGTTTTAAACAGCACAGCTAACAACAACTATTGGTTGTATACTGATGTTAGCACAACTGGTGATATGTTTAGCAGATACAGACATCCTAGTTCTACTTTATTATTCGATACCAATGGTGGCGCACAAGATGATATTGGTGCTGATTGGGTAATGATCATATATGCGTTAAACAATCAGGGCACAGGTTATATCAGAATTAATGGCACAGAGTATAGCAACTATGGATTTGACGTTACTCAGCCTGCTTGGGATAGATTTACTTTTGGTGCGTTTGCCCTGGGCACAACCATGGTAACACCAGCCACACAATATGGCACACAAGGTAGTTTGGGAGACCTTATACTTAACAATACATTGTTTAGCACGTCAGACGCAGAAAAATTAGAAGGATATTTGGCATGGAAATATGCTTTAACGGCTAAATTGCCTGCTAGCCATCCATATAAAAACGCCGCACCAACTGTATAGGAGCATGTATGAGTCATACCTGGATAAAATTTACAGAACTTACTGAAGCTGAAACAGCTAGACAGCAGGTCATGGATAATATTATGCTCACAGATGACTCAGTTGTAATATCAGACATCATATTGTGTGAATTCACAGACAACACCTACGGCTTTGGTAAATTTGCTGACGATCTTATGTCAGGCATCACAGGTTACACAGAGTTTGATTTTGAACTTAGTGACATCATCAGGAAGATATCATGAGTGCGCCGAGTTCACAAAAAAGAATACAAATGTCAGAACCAGATGTTATACATAGTGTAAAATCACAAGTTGATATAGTCCGAGAGATAGAACTGCCCATGGTCCACAAAAGATTAGACGATCTACAACATGACGTCAGAGAAAACCGTCAGAGCATAAAAGATCTTAGCAATAAGATGGACACCAATACCTGGTGGATTGTGGGAACCATTATTTTTAGTGTGTTGATCCCAATATTAATTAGTAACATACCATAAATCACCGATATTTACATGAATTTGACAAATTAACATAAATATAGTAAACTATATTAATTGTTAATAGGAGCAAATCATGACAAAACGAAAATACAATCTGGTCAAACCCACTAAATTTTTTAAAAAGTGGGGCATAGACACAAAAATGTTAGCACAACAGGAAGATGTAAGTCGCACGGCCTTACACATGAGAGTTCAGCTATATGGCACACCCTTTCAACGCAAACAACAACCCAATAAGTTTGAACTAGCCACAGGCAGAGCTTGTAGCGAGTTAGTAGAGATCACAGGTCTCAAACCCACTGCTATATACAGCAGGTTCCGTCAGTTTAACGATCCTTTTCATGTTCCACACAAAAATTGGTTGTTTGGTGATGTAAATTATGACGAAGAAAAATATGGTCGTTATATGTTTAAATTTTGGTTACATCCCAGACATCCTGATTATCAAACAGAACGTGCTAAGTGGTTGCCTTTTTTGGAATCCATAGATCCCACAGGTGAAAAAAATTATGTTAAATTGTATGGAGGTTTATAATGAAGATTTCTACTCAACGTTTATGGATTTATGAGATAGAAAAGGCATGGTCAAACAAAAACGAAGAGCTTTACTATACTCTGAGATTGTGGGACAATGACAATGGCTACACCTACATTACCTATGTGAGTCAAGAAAACTATAACAGCAACCAATGGGGCGAAATACTTAATTGGTGGCAACCTGGTGTTACTATTTGTATCAGTGGCGATTTTAAAACAGCTAGGGGCAAACCATGGATTCTAAATGCTGACAGCAAAATAACCTATGAGGGTCAGATAGCTACTCAGGACTTTTGTGACTTGGTGTATGAATTATGGAAGTCAGACATTGATCCTATGTTAAATGGCACACACAAGGTCATAGATCTCACAGATTATTTCACATCATGAAATATAGCATACTGACGCCTAGTCGCAATAGGCCTGACAGATTAATTACGCATGTAGATAGTATTCTAGATCGCGCACAGTATCCTGAATATGTAGAGATCATGGTGTATGTGGATTTTGACGATCCTAGCCTAGAACGTTATAATGAACTACAATATTATCGTGGTATAAAAATTGTTTTTGGTCCTAGCCAAAGCATTAGCAAATCTTGGAATATCATAGCAAGTCAAAGCACAGGTGATGTTATGATCATGGGCAATGACGATCAAGAGTATCAGACGTTGGCCTGGGATACACTGTTACAAACACAATTGGAACAATTTCAAGATGAAATATATGTGGCATGGATGGATGATGGCATAAATCAGGAACGTCATTGTGCGTTTCCCATAATAAGCAGAACATGGTATCAGACCCTGGGCTATTTTGCGCCTGGTGTGTTTAATTTTGGTTACAATGATACCTGGATATATGACATAGGCAAACGTTTGGACAGATGTTTGTATATACCACACATAAAAGCTCTACACAGACATTTTAGCAAATATCCTGACGTCAGAGACGACACCTATGACCGCAACAGAACACAATCACGTGGTAATCTGTATAAGCTAGATGAAAAAATATATCATAATACCCAAGCACAACGACAACGAGATGCTCACAAACTAAGGAAACTAACATGGTAGATTATTATAACAATTACAGTAGTGATGTGTTGATGACCTATGATGGTCACAAACATCTGGAACATGGTTGTATAAAATATGGAGATGCCCTGGCAGGTATTTGCTACATGCTAGACATACCCTATGAAAAAATAACAGAACGTTGGCCCAAAGTAAGTAAAAACGAAATGTGGATTGGTGGCAACATATCAGAACAATTAGAATTTTTGATAGCTAATCGTGTCAGAGACCCTGGTCATATTCTAGAGATAGGTGCTGGCAGAGGAGAAGTTACCCTGTTGTTAACAAAGTTGGGCTACAAGGTCACAACCATAGATCCAGGCAGAGACTTTAAAGATCTTCTGAAATACACCAAAAATAAATTGTTTCCTAATCAAGATATTGAACCCTACAAAATTATTAACAACACTCTACAAGATGCTATGTTGGATTATAATGAGTTTGACACCATATTAATGGTAGAAAGTCTGGAACATATCCTAGCAGAACATTTTGATCCAGAATGGCAAAACATAACACAAAATTTTTCAGGTTATTTTATTGTGGTAAACTGGAGATCATACCATCCCATTGCTGTGGGGCAATACGCACCACCTGATATACATTGTAGGTTAACAGATGATAAACTTTATGATAACATGAGTTACAATCATAAAGTTTTGGTCAGAGCTGGTAGCCATCTTTGTTTAGACATGAAAACCCCCTCCGAAGAGGGGGGTGTTTCATGAATGATTTCTAATTTATAATAGGAGCCAGTCAATGTCAATAATAGGAGTAATATCCATCGACTAGTCTAACAGCGCCAATTACAAGAGTAATTGACTGGGTCCATTGCGGACCGTAGTCAGGCATGGCGTTCCTGACATTAATATTTATCCAATATCACAAATTTACCCCAAAAAAAGGGAGCATTTTAGCTCCCAAAAAAATCACATGACTGAGAGTGTGATTATTTTTAATTATTAATCCAATTATAATACTATGACTTCTGAGATTTGTCAACCTTAAATTTAGGTGGTTGTTTGCCCCATTTTAGCCAAGTATTACAAGTCACACAACTCCAAACATAACTGTGTGGTCCAGATTTACATTTTTTACCCTCAATTTTGTGGCCCAGATGTGATTTATACATGATATATTTCTTCCTGACCAAAAAATCTAAACATTTTATTTGTGTTAACTGTTTCACGCATTTCCATGTCTATTTTAAAGTCACCAATCTGAACATTTACCCAAGGACATACTTCCTGATCTTTGCCCCATAATTGATAACTTAAACCCAGGGTAGTGTAGTATGCTAATTTAGGTGTTCTGCGATTACCTTTGGCATTTACAATTCTGCCTTTGGCAGCATAAACACTAACTGTTTCTGGCTGGCTTTTTTCATTTTGACACCATTCTCTCATGTCAGTATAACCTGACCAATCTGGACCTTGACATGGATTGGTTAATACTCTGAGATTTTGTGTAGGCCTGAACACTAAGTTAAAAAAGCCAGTGTGGTTATGTAGTTTAGTGTAGATACTGTTTTCTACAAATTTAAGACTAACATTTAATCTAAGGATGTCACCACTGTATCCTAGATCATATTGACTTATTCTGATAAATTTTACATCGTTATTATGAAGGTGCTGTAATGAAGCACTAATATTTTCTTTTATGATAGACATATTGTCTCCTTTATAAATTTTTAATTAAAATCGCTCATTTATTTGCCAACGCCATATTTCCATGATACACTATAAAACATAGTGTGTCAAATATACTTATCTTATTTTAAAAAAAATATTTTTTTCTTGATCCGGCCAGGCGTCAAAAAAATTTTTTCGAATCCATGATTTACCAAGTGCTACGCACTGCTCTGGCGGCTCAGCGGAGCTGGGCTACGATGTTTTCGGCGAGCGTAGCGAGTAGCCGTTGCTTGTCAACGGCAAATATGTCACGAAGTGACGCCGGTGACGGCGAAGGCATGCCTGAGCGATGAAGTGGCCGATAGGCATCCAATCGGACATGTCCGATTTTTCTTTTTCTTTTTGGTTTTCTTTTTCTTTTTCTTTTTCTTTATAATAGTGAGCCACTTTTTCACAAAACGCTTGTCAGATAACGTCAGATCAAGGCATTTTAGCGTCACTGTGAAATACATCAGATAAGTAATGACATGACATACATCCCCTTGTTAGAACAATTAGGTCT